AACGAAGCAATGGCACGTGATCCCCAAAATGCTTGGCGCATTCTGAACCAAGCCCAACCTGGTACTGTTGCAAACAAACTGTTTGTAATGGAGTGAGACCATGCGTCCACTAATTAAGTATGGTATTCCCGCCGCTGCAGGTCTTGCAGTTGGTGGGATGCTTGCCCAAGATCAACAACCAGGTGTTGCCGCTTTAGGTGGACTTGGTGCTGCTCTTGGCACTGCTGCCGGTCTTAAAGGTGCTCGACTTGCGGGTAGATATTCACCTCAAATAGTTGAATTTTTACAAGATAAAGCTGTTACACCAGTTGCTAATGTTGTTGGTAACATTGGAGCACGTGTTCCAGCTGAATCAAAATACCGCAATCAAGCTGTTGGTGCCCTTGCAGATGCAATGGCAAAAGCAGAAACAGCAAAGCTGGGCGAAGGCGCACAACGTACTGTTGGTAAAGTTGCCACTGGCCTTACTGTTCCTGTTTCTGCTGGCCTTGCTGCCCTTGGTGGTCAAGCCGCTGGCATGATTCCAGGCGCCATAGGTGTTCCTGGATTTACACCACAGCAACAGTCCCTTGATCCAGAGTCTTACGGCTCTAGTAATTCACCCGGTGCACGTTATAAACAAACCACCGGATCAGCAGGTATTACTGGCTATTATCAATAGTTAAATTAATACCTGCTAAACTTTATAGAGATAAGGCATCTACGTGTCTTTATCTTTCACCGTTAAATTTCTTACGACACCGGAGGATAAAACCAAGTGTTTATTGATAGCTAGTTCAGATCCTGGTAGGTGTGTCCTTAACATGCCTCAACTGAACGCTCAGCGTTGTCACCTCACCGAGCAATCGATGAGTGAAAACCGGATGAATTCAGGGAAACCCTAACGTAAAGCCGAGGGCAATCCTGAGCCAAGCCAATCAAGTTCGTGATTGGAAGGTGCAGAGACTACTGGGGGTAACACGCTCTTGTTACGTAATACCAGATTTAGCGTCCGGCATCCCACGTGGATGAAGAGATAGTCCACCCCCTTAAGAGATTAAGGACCAGGAGAACGATTTTCCGAAGATTCTTGGTGCCGAACTGTATCGGCCCCACCCCGCATACATTTGCGAAATGGCCGTTGAGCCCGTGGTGGTCCATGACTTCACCCGCCAACCTGGCCAAACCGTTCAACTAGATCGCTATAAGTTCTGGGGTACTCCTGGTACCAAGGACAGCCGCGAACGGATCTCCGATCAAACCATCGGTACCGCCAACAGCCGTAACATCACCAAGGAAAAAGTCCTTGTTGTTCTCAAAGAGTTGACATCCGTCATTACCAACACTTTTGTTGGTACTCCGGTAAGCTCCTTCGCAGCGTAATCTGCGTCGAAAACGGGGTGAATTGCTGGAAGCCCACCAACCGTTATTTCTCTTTAGAGTTATACTGGTAGGGTAATCAGCAGCCAAGCCATTTAGAAATAAGTGGAAGGTTCAACGACTAACGCTGTCGACCCCATGATGAACCTTGAAAGCCAAAGATTTTTGATTGGGTGCACCATTGGAGATGGGTGCCTTTCCAGGGACAAGCGCCATGGATCGGTAACTTTACATATCCAAAGAAAACAAGCGCATTTAGAATATGCCAAGTGGCAACTTCAAAAGTTAAATTTACTTTTGAAAACAAACGCTTCTTTAAAGCATTTTTTAGATAAAGGAAAATATCCTGCAGTTCGTTTTGGTGTAACTAACAAAAAAATACTGACCCCCGTGTATGAGCTTATTTACCCACAAGGTAAAAAGTTAATTACACCTAAAGTTCTCGAAAGTCTTGGACTTCAAGAACTTGCGCTCTTTTGGATGGACGACGGATCTCTTGAGGTTCGTAAAAGAAAAAGACCAACGGGAACGATAAAAATCGAAAGGTCAGCTTGGCTAGCAGTATGTGAAGACGAAGAAACAGTTTCAAATGTTGGTAACTGGATTCAAGACTTAACAACTGCACGATACACAACAGTTCGTCATGTGTCAGGGAACTATTATTTGAGATGGCATTCTCTTCAATGTAAAACCTTGATAGAGAAACTTCAACCATTTATTCTTCCCTGCTTAAGGTATAAAGTCGACCTCAACCGTACAGGAACAGTTTCCGAATGGTTGAGCGAATCCAAACTTCCAATATTGGAAACGGATGATAAGGCGACACGAGTGCCCCGCACCCAACTTAACAAATCAGTTAAAGGGTGATGATATAGTCTGAGCTGCATCAATGGTAAAGATGCAGAACCAGGGAATAAAGAGTCCCTGGGATAACAACCCTGATACTGGTCCCGCTGACCCGTCTGATCCCACCCAACCTTCGACCTTCAAGATTGCACGGGAAACCCTGATTACCGCCCAACGTCTCCTTCTGGATACAGGTAATCTGAATATGTTCCACCAGTCCATCGGTTCACTGACCCTCTTGGACGACTATCGCCGGTGGCGCGACCGTGTGTTCATTGACGAACTTGCCAAGGCAGAAGCCAACGGTGAAGCTTCTACCACCCAAGGTGGTTACTACTTCGCTGGTGGTAAGAACAAAAATTCTTCTGGTCAAGTTGCTTACACCACTGCTGAATATGCAGCACAAGTTCAGCAATTCCACGTTTCAACTGATCTGTTGAACGTTGTTAAGGATCTGCGCAAGCGTAACGTTCCTACCTTCTCTGATGGTTTGTATCGTTGCATTTGCGATCCTACATTCATGATGCATCTGCGTCGTGATGCTGACTTCCGTGAGATCGCTCGTTACTCTGGTAACCCTGGTCAAGGCATGTACATGGGTAACCCCATGATGCCTAACAACGCCAGCTTCTACCAAGGTCCTCAAGCTGGTCAAGGTTACTTCCTCGCTGGCGAACCTGTAATGCCTACTGGCGTTCAGTTTGAAGGTGTGAAGTTCTACGAATCAACCAACTTCCCCACCAAGAACGTTTCCGCTAGCTTTACCGATAGCGTTTCCTACAGCAGCCAAGAAGTTGCCCAAGGTTTCTTCTTTGGTCCCCAAGCAATTGGCGTGGGTGTTGGTGGTCCTAACGCTCAAGTGCTCATCAATAACAATGATGACTTCAGCCGCTTTATCATCTTGATCTGGCAACTGTACGCTGGTTTTGAAATCCTGAACAAGGACTTTGTTACCAACGCCTACAGCTTCGTCAGCGATGACGGCATTCTTTGATATTAATAAGTAAACCAACACGGAGAGATAAATGACCTACCTGTCTACTAAAAAGATCTACCCCGGCAACTGGGTAGAAGCCCTCAACGGCTGGTACAAAAACATTGATACCACCGGCGGCACCACCGTTAATGCTTCTAAGGATGGCCCCACAGCCGTTCTCGCTATTCCCGGCTGGCGCTATTTTCAACAACGTGGTTATGTGCCCGTAACTTGGGCCTCAGGCAGCGCCACCACTTATGGTCAATCCATGAGCGTGATCATCCCTTCACCCTACCGTCAAGATGACACCCGTCCTGACATCACTGGTATGGTGATCAGTGGTGACACCACTCAATCTGCGTACATCTACCGTACTGCCATTTCTATTGCCTCCGGTTGGGGTGATGGTCGTGTGTCTTCTGGTGTGTATGCTTCCACTGGTAACGTCATTGCTTTTGGTCGTGACAACTCTGGCAGCCCCGTTGCTGCTTCTGGCGAACCTGTTGCTGCTGCTTACCTGACCTCTACGGTTTCTGGTGATGCATCCGCTAAGATCTTCTTCTCAGGTGCTAGCCAAGCCTTTGGTTCCACCCCCGTATTTACCTCTGCCCTGGCACAGATCAATGCTGCTTCTGGCTTGGTAAACAGCGGCCTTGCTTACAAGCAACTCACCACTGGCACTACTTTCAAGGTATATGCCAAAGGTACTGCTGATGGTACTTCTGCTTCTGGTGGTGTGTACATCTCTGATGCTGATGTTGCTTCTGGCCTCACCGGTTATATCCTGGTTGAAGCTTGCTACATTGTTCCCGATAACGCTCCCGATTACCAGGATATCGAAGCTTACCTGCCCAACCGCACCGTAAGCTGATTAGGTTAAACTAATACCAGAACTTCTGGTGTCTATG